TTTTTTGGTACAACCAAACATGAAACTAAAAATATTAGCATTTGTTGAAGACTACTTGGAGTGCATGTCTGGGAAAGTAAACTGGAAAGTATACCTATCCAGCACTCCACTTGTCAGGTTGGCAAGGTATGATACCAATATATTAAATAGTCTAGCTAACCAAACAATGCAAGGTACAGCATTGACGGACCGTCAGGCTGAATTGGCAATGACGATGCTATCAAAATACCATCGCCAATTACTTAAACTTGGTATTGATACTGCTCATCATATCACTAATCCGGTATATAGATTACCTTTAAGGGTAGTGAATAGAAATAAAACAGTTGAAATTATAAACAATAGTATCATTGTAAAATTTCCTTTTTCTCCGTCGGTTGTTGATCAAATTTCTACCTATTCAAAAAATAGTCCTGGTAAAGTGGAGTTCAACAAAACATCCAGGCAGTGGGAAATAGCAATAACAGAACCTAATCTGTATTGGGTAGAAGATTTTGCCAATGAACTTTCATTTGAAATTAGTGATGATTTCAATTCCTTGATGGAAGAAATTACTAAATGTGACGATGCAGATTATGCGATTAGGTTACAACATAAAAATGGTTCATTAAGTATAGACAATGCTACTGCAAGTTTAGTTGAATATATAAACACATCATTGGGTGGATTTGAACTTGATAATCTATTAACACTAGTAGATCATGCCGCAGTGCTTGGATATACAACAGAGCAATCACTAATCAATACAGTATCTAGCAATATTAAAATTGTTGATGACTTACTTCTTGGACGGGAACTTAATATTACTACAGTGACAGGAGATGAACTACTAGATGTTTTTAAGTATGCTGAATTAGTAAATAGATGGCCGGTGTATGTATTTGATGCTATTCCAGGATCAGGAACATTAGAAAAATTAAATACTCTGTTTTCACCAGAGCAAGTCAAGATTGTATCAAGTAAAGAAACCTTTCAACCGGTACCACCTGATATCAAGTGTGTATATCTTACCCAATGGAATTTGCAATGGGAAATTAAAATTCCCTTATTGATAGCTACCAGTACAATGATGTGGGGTGCTAAGAAACGGCACATAGTTCAATGTGCTACCAAGGTTGTATATTATTCAAAAATAGTGTATAATCAAGACTAACAGAAATTTAAACAATATGCCAACTTGTGTTTTAGAAATTGCGGACGAAACTAATGTAAAGATCAAGGGTCTTGATTTAGATACCCGGAAGAAATTAGTTGCTAAGTTTAAATTTGATGTACCTGGTGCCCGATATCTTCCTGCAGTTCGGCTAGGCCGTTGGGATGGAAAAGTTTCCTTTGTTCAACTAAGCGGATCAACTTATATCAATCTATTGCCTCAGATTCTGCCAATGCTTGAAGCAGCAGGATATGATATTGAAATTGAAGATACTAGAGACTATGTTACTCAATTTGAGTTTGATTCAATCACTGAGGATTCCTTTGCTCATATAAATTGGCCTGCAAAACATGCAGCAGAAGGTAAACCAATTGTATTACGAGATTATCAAGTAGCAGCAGTTAATCAATTTTTGTCTACTCCACAATGTATCAATGTCTTAGCAACTGGATCAGGGAAAACTTTAATTACGGCAGCAATGAGTTACAGTGTTCAGAAACATGGTCGGTCAATTATCATTGTCCCAAACAAAACACTAGTAGTTCAAACTGAATCTGATTATCGCAATCTTGGATTAGATGTAGGTGTATACTTTGGTGATAGAAAAGAGATTGGCCGAACTCATACTATTTGTACCTGGCAAAGTTTGAATGTAATTTTAAAGAATACCAAGAGTGGTGAAGGTGATACCATAAGCATTGGTGAATTTATTGAAGATGTAGTGTGTGTTATTGTTGACGAAGCCCATTCATGTAAAGCCTCAGCATTACAAACTTTATTGACTGGTGCTATGGCAAAGATTCCATTACGATGGGGTCTTACTGGAACTATTCCTAAAGAACAACATGCTGCATTAACATTGACTTGTACATTAGGACCAGTTGTTGGATATTTAGGTGCAAGTCAATTACAAGACATTGGTGTATTGGCGAATTGTAAAATTAACATTTGTCAATTAGTAGATCATGTTGAATTCAGGGATTATCCAAGTGAGCTTAAATACCTATTAACCAATGAAGACCGATTAAAGCACATTGCCAGTATGATTAACCAGATCAAAGATACTGGTAATACATTGGTGTTAATGGATCGTGTTGAGCCTGGAAAGATATTAGCTGAACTTATTCCTGATAGTGTGTTTATTAGTGGTGCTACGAAGTTAACCGACCGACGATCTGAATTTGATGAGATTGCAGACAATGATAACAGGGTATTGATTGCAACATATGGAATTGCAGCAGTAGGTATTAATATTGTGCGTATTCACAATCTTATACTTATTGAACCTGGAAAGAGTTTTGTCCGAGTTATACAAAGTATTGGACGAGGGTTACGAGTTGGGCATGATAAAAATCATGTAGAGATTTATGATATTACCAGTACCTGCAAGTTTGCCAAACGGCATCTTACCAAGCGTAAAGAGTTTTACAAAGAAGCAAATTATGAATTTAATGTTCAGAAAATAAATTACATAAAATAACAAAAGGAAAATTGTGCGGATATTAAATTTAGAAACAAACAAAGCGTATGACATGACGGATATACCAGACGAAATTGATGATATTCGTTTTTGTGTATTAGATAATTCAGACCCGAAAAATCCAGATTATTTTTATATCCCTCTTATTTTCTTGGAAAGTTTTAACAGTCCTGCATTAGTATTAAAGATTGGCAATTGGACATTGAAGATGCCGGTTGATTGGCAGATTTTGATTGGTGAACCTGATGCTGGAGATTTAGAAGTAGTTCCTCTGACTAGTATTAATGACCGAGGGTTTAGTGCATTTTGTTTTAATCCTATTAGTAGTTTCAGGCCTGAATTTGCCCCATTGGAGATAGTTGACATATATCAAGATGTAAAGTGGTATTTTCCAAAATTAAAGCCTGGACAAATGCTTGCAGTTCCTGTAGAATCTGGAACAGACAAACCATTATGTGTATTTTTTGTAAAGGAAATAAGCCGAGTAAGTGAAGTAGTGGACTTCAGCAAAGCCTGGTAAAATATATGAGCGATAAGTTAACGATACGAAGTGAAATGCGGGCCTTTGATATGAAAGACCGTGAATTTTATGATAGTCTTAGTGATGAAGAACGCAAGAAGTTTAGTACTTTTCTTATGCTCAAATATGGTGGAAATGTTGAGGGTAGTTATGATCTTCAAGCCTGGTATTTGAGGGCACATAATGAACGAGTCAACATGAACTTTTTTGATATTGGGAAGCAGCCTAAACTACAATGGTTGACATGTACTACTGTTAGTCCTGAACTAGGCCCACAGAATCATTATTGGCTTAATGTAGTAAAGAAGAAAGAAGGTCTTAGTAAAGTACATAACTTTTTATCTAAGCTGTATCCGGCGATGAAGAAGTCTGATATTGAATTGATGGCGAAATTGAATACTTTAGCAGACCTCAAAGAAATGGCGAAACAACTTGGATGGGATGCTAAACAAATAAAAGCGGAACTATGATCAACCAAATTATTGCGGAGTGGCAAAAGAGTACTATGACGAAAGCTGAACAAGCATATACCTGCCGACACTGCAATAAATCTTTCACTAAAGAAACTACCTTAATTTCACATATGTGTGAGAAAAAGCGTAGGGCTCAACAAGAGAAAGAAATTGGTGTTCAATGGGGAATGCAAGCCTATATGAAATTCTATGAAGTTACACAAGGGTCTACTAAAAGTAAAACATATCAAGACTTTGCCAGTAGTTCATATTATATTGCGTTTGTTAAATATGGGAGACATTGTGTTGATATTAAATGTACCAATTTCATATCATACACAACCTGGTTATTAAAGAACAATAAAAAACTAGACCAATGGTGTCATGACAAGTTTTATGAAGAATGGCTAAGAGATTATGCCAAAAAAGAATCAGTGCAAGATGCACTAGAACGAGCCTTAAAGGAAATGAATGAATATGCTGAATTACACCCCGAACTTAAAAATGGTTATGTTGATTATTTTAGGTATGCTGGTATTAATGGGATATGCCATCGCATATCAACTGGTAGAATTAGTTCTTGGATTGTGTATAACTGTGAATCGGGAATTGAGTTTCTTAGTAAACTTAATCAAGAACAAATTGCGATAATAATGCCGTGGATTGATCCTGATCATTGGCATAAACGATTCAAAGATAATCCGCAAGATGTTGAATGGGCTAAATCAATATTGAGGGCGGCAGGACTATGAATTTCAATAGTGATGTAGACATTGATTTTCCTGACCGCCAACAAGTTTTAAATGTAATAAAACATATTGGTGCTAGTATCATTAAAGATGGTAATAAAACATCCCACAATACAGGAATATATGTTACTGAGATTCCTCATGACCCAATTAACAATAGAGCTACAATAGATTACCATGATGCAGAGGAGCGTGGATACATTAAGTTAGATTTTCTTAATGTTGGATTATATTCTCAAGTTAGAGATGAGAAGCATTTAAATGAATTAATGGAACAAGAACCTCCTTGGCATAGATTATATGAGAAAGAGTTTTGTGCTAGATTGAGTCATATTGGCAATCATTATGATATTCTATTACGAATGCCTGAAGCAGTTAATACTATTGCTAGATTGGCGATGTTTTTAGCAGTTATTAGGCCTGCGAAGAGGCATTTAATAGGATTGCAGTGGAATGAAGTAGCGAAGAC